GTTAAAATGATAGTTAACTACATGCAACAAGGTTTAAAAGATGAATCTAAAAGAGAAGCCGATTTTTATAAAGGTTGGTCAAATCCCGATTAATTATGTCATTCGATTATAGAGCATATTTAAAAAATAATCCTTTACTAGAGGAATTACCTAAAGACCAATGGGTTGATCTTGATAAAAAAGAAACCGAGGAATTTTCAGGTGATATTTTTAATCTAATCAACACAGCTTACGCGTCGATTGGCGGTAATTTAAATTATAATAACGCAAGTGATGTAACAGGCGCACAAGGTGATGCTGATTATGAAGTTATTGATATAGACGATGATCCTGAAATTGATGCTGTAGTGGTATTTAAAAAGAAACCAGCAGGTAATAAAATGGTTGCTATGGGTCATGATAATTCTTCTATTGCTAAGTCTAAAACTATCAATAAACAAGTAGACATACTTAAAACCCCAGGCAATTTTATTGAAGTATCAGGTAAAATTAAAGATATCCTACTTGCTAAAGGTGTTCCTGTAGTTACTGATAAAGATACTATTGAAAAGGTAATGAAGGGTAAAGCTATAGATATTCAAGATGATGGTTCTTACACACGTTATATTAGTGGTAAAGAAACTAAAAAAATCCTTCTTGGAAAACCTTCCACGTAAAATTTGGAGATATGAATTTTCATTCGTATATTCACATCATAGAAATTAAAAATAAAGGTTATGTCAAGTTTTAAACAATCCCTGTTAGATGCTCTAGAAGACAACCGTCTTGAAATGATCATGCCTTCGCGCGAATATACTGATAATGAAATTATTTGGATGCGTGGTTATAATCAAGCAATTAAAGATATGCTTGAAGATTATGATAACGATATTGAAGATGCTATTCAAAATGCTTTAACATTTTCAATGAATTAATTAGGAAAATTAAGGTTTTTAACATATATTTATAAAAATAAAAAGTTATGGAAGATTTTATTTCACAAGAAGAATTTCAATTAGAGCTTAAAGCTATGGATGAAGCCATTATTAATATGGAATGTGATGAAATTTTATCACGTGCTGATCGTTATGGACTTCAACTAGAAGTTGTTTGGTCTGCTTTTAAACACAAAGATCAATTCCCAGATGCTTCATTCCTTGAATGTCTTCAAGTAGGAGCTAAAGATTGGGATATAGATACTAAATACGATTTAGAAAATTCTTAAAAAATGCTGCTGTGGTGGAATAGGTAGACACGAGGGACTTAAAATCCCTTGACCAGTGATGGTCGTGCCGGTTCGATTCCGGCCAGCAGTACAAAAACGTTCTTTAACATATTGGTGGTAGTTAGACGAAAATGGAATTCCTGCTGTGATGTCAACTTAATCAGCATATTCAGAAGTAGAAATGGGGTAATCGCAAATGCCCCGCCACCTAACTTATGGTTCGGTAGCTCAGCTGGATAGAGCAACAGCCTTCTAAGCTGTTGGTCACAGGTTCGAGTCCTGTTCGAATCACTAAGAGAGACAGTAAAGCTGTAGTAATAATTTAGGAGCTTAAACCGTGAAAAAGGGTTAATAGTAGCGAATCTGGAAGCATTGTTATTACCAGTAACCCCGAAAGACCCGAAGTCTCTCTTTTAATGGCGTGTATCTCCTCAAGCTTATACCTTGTAGAAAGAGTAATTGGTCACATAAGAGTTCAAATCTCTTCTCGCCAACTAAGTTTGGAATTTTAAATTCTTTAACTTATATTTATATAATAATAAAAAACAATAAATAAAAAATGAAAAAAGTATTTTTCTCCCTCGTAGCAATTGCTGCTCTTGCTTCATGTTCTAATAACACTGAAGCCACTTCAACTGATTCAACTTCATGTGATACATGTGTTGTTGATTCAACTGTAGTTAATACTGAAAGTATTGATACTACAGTAGTAGCCAAGTAATTGGCTTATTTGCCCGCGTAGCTCAACTGGTAGAGCAATTGATTTGTAATCAATAGGTTGTAGGTTCAATTCCTATCGCTGGCTCAAAATAGTAAGTGTGACCGAATAAGGAGTTAAGAGTTCCTAAGGTACTAGTTGAACTGCTGAAAAGCAGGGATATAGGGTTATACAGATCTATGAGTTAAAATCACTCAAACCACGAAGTAGAATGCGCAACTTTTTGGTCAATGAGGTCCCGTCAAGTTAGACATGCTGATCTTTGCAGCGGGTGTTGGTAGTCAATCCAACCAATCATTAACAATAGAATTAGCTACTCTATTGGATTGTGGGTGAAAAGGGGTAGATCCAGGGTTTGTGGGTAGTCAGGAATCCCACCAATTACTATTTTTTGGAGAGATGGCAGAGTGGTTGAATGCGGCAGTCTTGAAAACTGTTTTAGTGAAAGCTAACGGGGGTTCGAATCCCTCTCTCTCCGCATTTTATTTTAATTGGTTAATATTTATAATAAAAAAATCAAGTATCAGCTGTAGAATATTTAACTATAGCAACTGTATTTGGTACTGTAATTGAAAAATTTGCACCTAAATCCCCAGATAAAAACCCAGAAGTATAATGGCTGCACCAAAAACAACATTAGTTGAGTTTCCTGAAAATCAGTATTATAAAACTCAATTTAAAAAAAATCAAATTTATCTACACCACACTGCAGGAAATGCAGATGCCAAAAATGTTTTTCATGGATGGAAAAGTGATACCGGAAGAATAGGAACCTGTGTATCTATTTCAGGTAAAGGTAAAAATACAATAGATGGAGAAATAATACAAGGATATTCATCCAAATTTTGGGCTTACCATTTAGGTGTAAAAACTAAATATTTCCAAGCTATGAAATTACCTTATAAAGAGTTAGATAAATTCTCTATAGGTATTGAAATTTGTAATTGGGGTCAATTAACATTAAAAGATGGAAAGTTTTATAATTATGTAAAACGTGAAGTAGCAGCTAATGAAATTTGTGAATTAGATACTCTATATAAAGGTTACAAATATTACCACAATTATACAGATGCTCAAATTGAATCTACAAAACAATTATTAATATATTGGGGTGAATTATATAATATTCCTTTGACATATAACCAAGATATTTTTGATTTAACTCCTAGAGCATACAAAGGAGAAGCAGGAGTCTTTACCCACAATTCAGTTAGACCTGATAAAGTAGATGTGTATCCTCATCCTAAGTTAATTGAAATGTTAAAATCGTTATAAACGCATATATTTATTATCGTAAATTTTGCGCTGTATTCTGCGATTTAACATCGACCGGTTAATATATGCGCTATAAATGGGTTATATGCGATATTTATGCATGTGGATGTAAATAAAATATTTGGATTGTTTGACGGTGAAGAAAAAAATTCTTCCCTTAAAAAAGATAAAAGTGAAGATGTTACTTTTGACTTAAAAGAACATCCTTTATTCTGGGTAGGTATGTTTAAAAAACTTATCCATAATCATAAAACATTTAATAAAAAAATAATGGATTTCTTTTCCAAAATGGATGAGGAATTAGATTTATATGATGTTGAACAAGCCGGTGAATTTGTAGTTTATAATAGAGCTTGGTTTTGGATATCAAAAATAAACACTCAGGATAGGATATGTCAAGAAGCTATATTACATTATGCCGACGATTACCTTCTCACTTATGTAAGGTTTGCTATTTCTTACTTTGAAGACTTCGAAGAATATGAAAAATGTGCACATCTTAAAAAAATTCAAAATATTCTTGAAGAACTTTTAACCTAAGCTTGGAGGTTAGTTATCGTGTCATTATATTTGAGATACGAGAGAAAAGAAAATAAAAAATATTATGAAGAACAGAGAAATAATAATGAGAAGGTTAGAGAGAGCCGAGGGTGAAGTGGGTAAACTACACATGATGTTGAATCGAGGTGGTTCAAGAGAACAAGTTGAAGAAGTACTTATTACCCTTCGTGAATCTATCGACGATGCTAAATCTTTTATCCAACAAGAACCTCTATCACCCGGAGAAATTAATCGTTTTTAATTTATGCAACTAACAGCAGAACAAATTCAACAAAATTGGTTGGATTTTATTGGTTTTATTGATGACCACATTTCCGAACCAATACCATAATGCTTTTCCTGGAGGATATGTAGAACATGTTAATCGTGTTATTACTTGTGCTCTTCACCTCCATAAATTATGGGGTGAAATGGGGGCTGATTTAGATACATACACTAAAGAAGAACTTGTATTTTCGGCTTTAAATCATGATCTAGGTAAAATGGGTTCTGAAACAGAAGAATCTTATATCCCTCAAACAGATGAATGGAGACGTAATAAACTTGGGGAAGACTATATGTTTAATACTAAAGTTCCATTTGCTTCTGTTCCTGATCGTGGTTTATTCTTACTCCAGGCACATGATATTAAATATACTTTTAATGAAATGGTAGCTATTCAAACACATGATGGTTTATATGATGAAGCAAATAAGAAATATCTAATGACTTATATGCCAGAACAAAAACCACGTACAGCTTTACCAATTATTATTCACCAGGCAGATTTAATGGCAGCTCGTATTGAATTTGAACGTGAATGGTTACCTAAATTAAACGGTAGCGTGGATACATCAAAGAAAAGTTTTACATTGGAATCAAATAAAAAATATCCTTCAAAAGATAGTAAACAAACTAAAGCATTAGGTTCACTAAAAAATGAAGGTCTTAAAAACTTATTAGATAACTTATGATAATATTAACAATAATTTTAAGTATAATGGTCGTGGTTCTAGGATTTACGACCATTAACCTCTTACGTAAAAACGAAAAACAGGAAGATATCCTTACAGGATATATGACTTATTTAAATAAAATTTCTCAAACTATCGAAGCCGCAGATAAAAAAATGCAAGAAGTAGATGCTAAAGGTAGTTTTAAATCCGATGATGAAGTAGGATTTTTCTTTCAACAAATTCAAAATATCCAAACTATTTTAAATGCTTTCATCATAAAGAATGTTGAAAAGTAATGGAAGTAGTAACTAAGAAAAAAAAGAAAGGAGTACAATACTTTACTCAGGATACTGAGGATGCTATTGTTTTATATAATAATACAGATGATTCTGAAAAAAGAAGTAACATATATAGAGAACGTATCCATTATGGTTTTTTTAAATTAACTGAAAATATTATTCACACATTTAAATTTTATTATACAGAAGTAGATAATATTGAAGACTTACAACATGAAGTAATTACATTTCTCCTTTCTAAAATTCATTTATATGATCAAACAAAAGGAGCTAAAGCATATTCATATTTTGGCACAATTGCAAAACGTTACTTAATTCTTTCTAATCAGAAAAATTATAAAAAACGTGTTGATACAGCACCAATTGAAATTTTAGAAGAAGATGAAAACCATTCTTATAATATAGATGGTGATAATCATGATGAACGTTTATCTCAATTTATAGATCAATACACGGAATATTGTACTCAAAATATATTTGAAATATTCCCAAAAGAATACGATGCTCAAATAGCAGATGCTATTTTAGAATTATTTAGGAAACGAGAAAATTTAGATGTTTTTAATAAAAAAGCACTCTACATTTATATACGTGAACAAGTTGATGTAAAAACTCCAAAAATTACAAAAATAGCCA